TCGAAGCCATTGAAACACAGGTAGAAAAGATTGCCGCCGCCGATGAAAAGATTCAAACAATAAATAAATATTACGGTGCAGAATAGTATGACAAAGATTATTTTAAACGAGCTAGAAAAAAAGATTGCTCTTCTTATAGCAAAAAGCAGATACTATGGAAACAGAGGTAAACTTATAAACCAAAAACTTGTGGCTCAAAACCTATCTGGAATAGAACCCGACATCATGGGTGCAGAATCAGAGCTTGCGGCATGTAAACTTCTTGATGTATATCCCACAGACTTGTTTACTCTTGGCACAAAAGGTGTTGCCTCTGGCCTAGAGATGGGAGATGTAGAATACAACGGACTCCGCATTGATGTAAAGACTACGCCGTGGCAAACAGGTTGTCTATTGTCAAACTCTAAAAACAAAAACATAGATGTGTTCATGTTAATGGTAGGTAAAAATGGCGATTATGAATGCCGTGGTGCAATACAGGCAGATACATTATATAATGATATAAACTTTGGTGACAATAACGGCAAGTTTAAAAGGGCTTGTTGGTATCTGCAGCAAACAGAATTACAAGACTATAAAAAAGTTCTTGACTTAGCTGCATAATTTTCATATAATATAAGATAAGCGGTGGGCAGAGTTCTTCAGTCCTTTCTCTCTCTCATGTCCACCGCACCTTATATTGGAGCAGTTATGAAAAGAAGACCAGTTATTTATATTGGATATGATGACCGTGACAGCAGAGCTTACGAAGTTCTGGAACACTCAATCCGTAAATACAATACAAAATACGACATCATCCCCCTGCTTGAGCCAGAGCTTCGGCGCATTGGCTTGTATCGCAGGGCTTCACGTGTGTTTGAACACGACCCGAAACAACGATATGATGTCTTCGACAACAAACCATTTAGTACAGACTTTACATTTACCCGTTTCTTGGTTCCTGCATTGAACCAGTATCAGGGTCTGGCATTGTTTATGGATGCTGACATGTTTGTGCGTGGTGACATCGAAGGTATCTTTGGCGTTTACGGTAAGCGAACAGACTTTGCTGTTCAGTGTATCAAGCACAAATATGAGCCACCCGAAGGAGCAAAGATGGACGGAGTTGCACAAACCCGCTATCGTAGAAAAAACTGGTCTAGCTTTATGCTGTTCAACTGCTCCCACCCAAGCAACAAAAAGCTAACAGTTGATGCGGTCAACCTGCAAACAGGTTCTTGGCTGCACTCTTTTGGGTGGCTTGACGATGACGAGATTGGAGACATACATGAAGAATGGAATTGGCTTGACGGACACTCAAGCGAACATGTTGAGGCGAAGAATGCTCACTTTACGACAGGTGGTCCGTGGTTTAAAGACTGGAAACCGAAGCGACCTATTGACGAAGCGTACACAGAAGAATGGCTTGCCACTGAAAAAGAAATAACTACTCAGCTTATACTGGAGAATATGTAGTGGCGTTCTTACATAGCAACATACCCCACTTTAAATGCTGGGTACGCCGTGACTTCACGCACAATCACGAAGCATATCACGGAGAGTTTCTACATGGCATGGCTGTCGGTGTTACGACAATGCCCAACAGATGCCTTAGTTTTCAGATTATATTTACAGGCATATCTGCCGAAGGCGAAGAAGAAGATACGGTGCATGGCGGTGCAATGTGGGCAAGGATGCCTATCACAGGCTTGATGGGAGACATCCCTGTAGAAGATTGGCCTCAACAAATGGCAACGCACCAAGCACAGCCGTGGGATTGTGCATCACGAACACACTCTGTGTATACAATCGACAGAGCAACCCCCTGTCCTTGGCTTGTAAAGATTGATGGGGAGATGTACCCCGCCAAGTATCTATTCACTGTGGACTACACAGATAGCGAGATAGCTGATGACTCTGCACAACACAAACAAAGCCACGTGCTTTGCCTGCTGGACGCAGGTGAGTGGACAGGAAACATTGTTGCCCTACCTAACAACAGGGTTAGGGTCACGCATCCAGCCTGGTTTGTTACAGGTGAGGGTGCGCCAGACTTCAAGCCATCAGCACAAATACATTACAGCAAGAGCGACCTAGATTATACTCTTGATACTAACCAAATATTTAACAACCTATACTCAGAGGAATAATTATGTATACTTTTGTAACAAGCTTTCCTAAAAAACACGAAGAAGAATATGGACTGCCTATGCTGGAGTCTGTCATAAGCAAATGGAAACCGACCGACTTTAAACTATACGTGTACCTTGAGGGTTATAAAAAAGAAACAGACGGACTGCCGCAGGCAAGCTTCATTACCTACCGTCACATAGAAGATGTAGAAGCACGCAACGATTTTATTAAGCGTAATGCAGATAAAAACGGACGCTTTGCGGAAGCACCATACAATTACAGGCTGGACGCAGTACGTTTTTGTAATAAAGTATATGCCTACTCAGACCTTGCCTTTGAGTTAATTGAAGAAGAATACAAGGGATGGTTGGCATGGCTTGATGCCGACACTGTTACAAAGAAAAGATTTACTGCAGAAGACGCAGCTAAGATTATGCTTGACGAGGTAGACATGGTTCACCTTGGTCGCATTGACATTGACTACAGCGAAACAGGATTTACTGCATGGAACATGGCATATCATAACGCCTGCTCTCACATCGTAGATATACGTGGCGCATATGACACTAACGAAGTATTCAGCTATCGTGAGTGGACTGATTCATTTGTGTACACCCGCCTGCTCAAGATATATGAAGCACATGGTTCAAAGATACGCAACTTGTCAGAGGGAGTGCGTGGCCTAGAGATGTTTGAAAACTGTATGTTAAATGAACACTTTATACATAACAAAGGTAGTCGTAAGTGGCAAAAGAAACAGGAAGTATCTCCTGATATTGTAGGTCCAAAGCGTTACAAACAGCTTGCAGATTTGGTTCGCTTCTACTCTGAAGACCGTAACACCTTTACTATTGTAGAGACAGGCACATGGAATGGTGGTCGAGCCATTGAGATGGCACTTGCTGCTTTTGAAAATGTAGATACAGTACACTATCGTGGCTTTGATTTATTTGAAGAGGCCACAGAGGAGACAGATAAGGTAGAACTAAACATCAAGGCGCACAATCCTACTGAGGCTGTGTCCCGTAGACTTGCAGAGTTTGCTGTCAAGATGGCAAAGAACAATAAGAAGTTTACCTACAATCTAAATTGCGGTGACACCAAGGACACCATGAAATCTAAGAGATTCGATGACGTAGACCTTGCTTATATTGATGGCGGTCATTCATATGATACAGTTAAAAGCGATTACACTTTCTTGAAAGACGTACCCGTTATTGTATTCGATGACTACTATTCACATGAAGACAAAGAGTTTTTGGACAACCCTGACTACAACGGAATCATACGAACCTTTGAAAAAATTAAGGACACTAATAAATATGTTCTTCCATCAGATGACCCAACTGCGTTTGGCGGCAAGGTTCATCTTGGCGTAGTTATCTCTCCCAAAGAGAAAGATTTACCACAAGAGTTCATGCGTATCCCCATCATTGTAAAACCAAAAGACTCAATGCCACAGGACGACATCCATAACAACATTATCTACAACGTAGAAAAGATTAATGACTTTGATTGGGTCAAGCAATACAAAACAAATAACAAGCACGCCATCATTGTATCAGGCGGTCAACTTGACATGAAAGAAATTAAGAAAGTTCAAAAGAAATATGATGCCGAAGTATGGTGTGTCAAGCATTCATATCCCCGTCTTCTTAAAGCAGGTATTAAACCTACAGCCTGTGTCATTCTAGACCCACGGCCTGTAGACGGTGTAAGCACACACGGAGTAAAACGAAAAGACCTATTTAAAAAAGTTGACCCAAGCACACTATTTGTAATTGCCAGCATGACAGACATCTCTGCAGTAGACTACATTATGTCTAAGACAGATAATGTAAAAGGCTTTCATGCCTTTACAGATGCTGTACGTGACGCAGACAGGGAAGATAAGTTTGTAATCAATACCAAGCTTCCTATTCCTACAGGCACAGTATTTATCTCTGGCGGTACTGCCTCTGCCACACGAGCCATCGGCCTGCTTGAAACATTAGGCTATCGCAACCTACACCTGTTTGGATTTGATTGTAGCGTACCAGAAGATGCTGTAGATAAAGAAGCAAAAGACGAAGCAGGACAACCAAAATACTTGCATGTAGAAACTGGTGGGTTTAAGTTCTGGACAACAGGCGAGTTGCTTGCCCTTGCCCAAGACCTTGAGAAGATGCTTGAAAGAAAAGACCTAGCACTAAACATAGACTTCTATGGTAATAATACTCTTGCTTATCAAGTCTTTGAGCAGTCGTATTACAATCAAGAGTTTCAAACTTTTGAGGAATTTATGGATGACAGGGCAGCTTAAAGAGCGTCAAGAAAAGTTTTGTCAAGCATATCTTATCAACAAGAATGCTACTCAGTCTGCTATCTCTGCTGGCTATAGTGAAAAGTCTGCACACAATCAGGGATACAGATTGCTACAAGAACCTGCCATCCAGCGCAGGCTTGAAGAACTTGAAGACGAATACAGCACAGATGTAGATGTTGTCTCAGAGCTTGAGAAACAGTACGAGCAAGCCAAAGCAAATGGCAACGGTCAAACTGCACTCAAGGCTCTTGAGTTATTATCTCGTGTACGTGGCAACAATGCAGAAGACGATGGACCACAGGACGTAGCAGGTCTTGAGGGAAAGATATGTGCCGCCATGAAAATTATAGGCAAAGAAAAAATGTATGAACTGTTTATGTCTACTTGGCCTGAAGATTTTGAAGAAGAAGGAGAAGAAGAATGAAACAGTTTATATATAATTCTTGGAACGGTGTAATGGATGCCGACCACAGCCCACTAAAGAATATACCAGATGTTAATACACGGCACATGATACTTCAGGTTTTAGCTTGGATGTGGTGTATTGCATTCGGTCTATGGCTTGGTAGCCTATGGATGTTTGGCTTATCTGCATTTATTCACATTATACTACTAGCTGCCGCAGCTATAACAGTAGGTACTTTTCACCAAGCAGAAAATAATCCAGAGGTATTTAACAAATGACCTTAATATCAATAGCAAAAGTTCTTTGTTTTCTTACAACTCAGGGGGTTACACAAGCTCCTATGGATGGACAAATGAGTGTGCTTGTAAGGCGTTGTACCTATCATTGTCAAGATAGAGTTGTAAAACGACATCAAATATATTACGATGACCAATGCCCGAAAGTAATATACAAAAATACTAGGTCATTATATAAGATGCTTGGAACATGAATAATCTTGGAGAAAAAACAGCCCTTGTCACTGGCGTTACAGGACAAGATGGTGGATATCTAGCAGAACTATTGCTTGATAAAGGCTATAATGTACATGGACTACAACGGCGTGTATCATCAGAACCCTCCAGACGTATTGCACACTTAGTAGATAACCCCAACTTTAAGCTACACTATGGCGACCTAACTGATACAGGTAGCCTAATGCAATTGTTTGATACCAACTTATTTGATGAGGTTTATAACCTTGCGGCACAGTCTCACGTGCGTGTGTCTTTTGATGTGCCAGAATACACCGCTAATGTGGACGCTATAGGGGTTTTAAAGCTCTTAGAGTGCATTCGTACACTTGGCCTATCCGACCATACCAAATTCTATCAAGCGTCCACCTCAGAGCTATATGGGAAGGTTTTAGAAACACCTCAATCAGAGACTACACCCTTCTATCCACGCAGCCCCTACGGGGTAGCCAAGCAGTTTGCCTTCTGGACTGTAAAAAATTATCGTGAGGCATACAATATTCACGCATCTAATGGCATTCTATTTAACCACGAGTCACCGTGGCGAGGTGCTGAGTTTGTCACACAGAAGATTGTGCAGGGCGTAGCAAATATTGCAAAGGAAAAACAGCCACACATTGAGCTAGGAAACTTAGATGCTAAACGAGATTGGGGACATGCTAAAGACTATGTAGAAGGTATGTATCTTATGATGCAACAGCCAGAAGGTGATGACTATGTGCTGGCTACAGGTGAGCTACATTCTGTGCGTGAGCTTGTTGAGAGGTGCTTTGCTGCAGTAGATATGAAAATCAAATGGGAAGGTGATACAGGTTTGAATGAAGTTGGTATGGATGAATACGACAACACAGTTGTTAGAATTAATCCAGACTTCTATCGCCCTGCAGAAGTAGAGTTACTGTTAGGTAATCCACAAAAAGCAAAAGATGTACTAGGCTGGGAACCTAAGTACACCTTTGAGTCTATGATTGATGAAATGATGGAAACTGCTTTAACCTAAAGTAAATATCCCAATAGCTACACCAAGGAAAAGAGCTACACCAATAAAGATAGAGCCGCCGACAAACAACATATCTTCAAAATCCTTTTGTTTTTTTCGTGCTATACGTTTCTGTTCGGCTATGGCTTCCTTCTCTTCTCGTATACGCTTTGCTCTTTCAGCTACTATCTGCTCCCATGTACCATGACCAAACCTATAGTTAATTAGTTTTTTTATTTCATACATTTGTTCTTGAGCTAGTTTAGCATCAATAACAGTAGAGGCAGCGTCTTTTGTTTGTCCTATAATAGATTTATTACCATATCTTTTCTGTTGTATCTGCTGCTCACCAGAAAACATGCCATCAACAGCACTAGCAATGTCTTTAATATCATTAACTGTACTGATATTAGACTTGATAAACTCCACAGACTTCTGAACTAAGGCGATGCCTGCCAGCGTAGTTGATATAGGTTCCATTTCTCTCTCTCATTTTGTATCATTTATTTACGTAATGCCCCAATAGATTTAACACCAAAGCTTGCACCGATTGATACTAAGATACCCCAAGATAACCACTCAGGGCAGTCCTCTCTGAGGAATCTAAATCCGTCTGCAATATAGGGTTGCGCTGGAGGATAGAAGCAGGCACACAGCAAGCCAACGAAAAAAAGCGTCCACAACTCGTCTTTCCATGAGTCTGCTGAAGCATCCATAGCTTTAGCTTCCCATGCTGAATCATTGGCTGCATGTTTAATCTGCCCCTGTAGTTTAGCTTCTTCAAGCTTACTCTTGAGTTCTGTTTTGCGTTGCCTGCCTTCCATCCATTTACCTGCAAGGCTGGCTATAGGTGTTAAAAATTGTATCATGTTAAAATCCGTTCATATAGTTTTTACCGTCATATCTTAGCACAGACTTACGATTACGTTCTATTCCAAACTGGTCTATGCCTGTATAGCTACAATGAATCCAGCCAGACTGCGGCTCTCCTTCATTGTAAAACTCTAGTATTAACTGGTCAAAGTTTAAATTATCTCTAATCCATTCTGCGACCTCTTTGTTATCTATCCCAATTACCTCAAAGTCTGCGGCCTCTCCCTTGGCATGTTGACTTACAGAGCTACTGCCTATGGCAAGACACAACTCAACTGAGCGAAAACCACTGCTAACAGTTACAGGTCTGCCGAAATGCTCACGCACTGGCTGTAGTATATTATGACACAGGCTACGTAGGTTGTGCAAGTGTATTGGGTCAGGCATATTGTTAATACCCTTGCGTAATGCAGTCTGACTTTTAGTCATTTCATCTAATGAAAAGTTTGCTGTTATTTGCATTATTTTTCTTCCTCACGTAAAGGTAATCCAGCATACATAGTTCTAATTTGTTTAATACCTTGTAAAACTTCTGAACCAAATAATCTATCTCTAAATAAAGAAACTGTTTTTTTGTCATCTATTAGTTCACTTGGTAAATATACTCCTTGTTCTGCTATAGCAGATAAAACTCTTCTGTCTAAATTATAACGCCCCTCTCTTGTTATTCCATATAAAGTACGCCCATATCCTAATTTGCCATAATCATAGTTCTTAGTATCTTTATTATAACGATATACATCCATATTTGCAAACACATCAATCTTATCTTTTAGATTTGCATGACGTTGACGTTCTATTCCATAATATTCATGTGCTTTTTGATAAATATTTTGAATGTCTTCGTTTGTTAAACGCCTATCAGAAATATTTTTTAAGTAATCATTAAAAGCACTTTTAGTATTATTTAAATCTTGTAAGTCTTGATAAACAGAAAGACCCATACCACTATCAACATTAGGAGACTCTCTTCTAAGTCCAGTCTTTCTTAAATATCTTAGGTCTTCTGCTTTCATAGGAAACCCTGAAGCTGTTTGACCAAAACCTTCTCCACGCAACTCTTCGGACTTATCTGCTCTTTGAATTTTTTCCTCAAGTTTAATTGTGGCAGGCACTAAAGTTTCTAGAACTGTTCTTGTTCTTATGCCTGCATCTTCTAGTTTTGACATACCCCTTCCAATTGGTTTGCCAGTATCAGGGTCATATCCCATAAGTGCTTTAGCAAAAGCTCCTGGTAAAAACTTAGCAGAAAAATATGGTCCAAGGAACTCAGATGCAGCATTTGTAAAAAGCTCATCCACCTCTCTTTGTGTGGGTGTATCACCAATTAACACTCTACTATTTAAAGTTTTTACAATACTTTTTGTATATTGGTTTGCTTCAAGATAACCTGTATCTACAAACTGAGCCGTAAAATTATTGTTTTCATCAATAATTGGTGGTTGTGTAAAAAACTTTGTTGTTGTTTTTTGAAAGTCTGGAGACATCATACGGAAACCACGTTCTGTATCTTGCGTTATCCCCATCATATCATTGTTTTGTTTTACAGTTGCTCCGATTGCTACAGTTGTTGCTGCTAAAGCTGATATTCTACGCACACCTGTGGCTACTAATCTAGGATTATTTGTAGCAGTTCCTTGTGCTATATCTTTAAGTGCTATACTAACAATATTTTTTTGAGTTCTTAAAACTTCTGCAGGATAAGAGGCATATGTACCAAAAGGCAAACGAGAAAGAAGCCTAACAATAGGAATAGCCGTTGAATAAGAAGGCATCGTGTTTCTAACAACCTCTGCCGCATATTCAAATACTTCATCATCAGTAGCATTTGGAAAAGCTTTTCTGTAAGCCTTCATTTCAACTTCATGTGCAATCATTTTACCAAAGTCATCAACACCACCGTATAACTTGCTTGCTCCTCTAATGGGAGACTTTAATGTTTTTGTTGTAAAACTTTCCATACCTTCAGCCAGATTATCTAAGTTAGCTTTCATAGATTCTGTAATTACATTACTATCTATAACGCCAAGGTCTTTAAGTTTCTTCATGTATTCTAATGATGCTTTGTCACCCTTTGCTGCACCCATTGCTATTTTATGTATAGACTTTGTTGCAGCCTCTACACCTGCAGGTCGCAAAAGAGTACCATTCATAGCCAAAGCCTGTGTCATACCTACCATATTTTGCAGATGAGCAGTGTGGTCAAACACTGTTTCATTTGCTTGTGCATATGCAGTAACATTTTGTAATGCTCTTACAAAAGCATTGCCAAATGGTTTATCAATACCAAATACATCAATACCATTATTTAGCATTTTACTAAATTCTTGAGTTGTTGCAAGCTCTCCTAAGTTAAGTGGGTCGCCCCTTCCCCCCAATCTTCCAAGTCTTTCCTGTGCAAGCGGAGCTACCCTAGTTGAAACTGCACCACGACCAGCACCAGTTGGTCTTTGTGCAAATGTAGTAGTTCTCGTAGCCCCCAAAACAGGCACAAAATCAGGAATAAGTCCAGGTAACTTTACTTCTTTTCCTATATTATCTTCAGCAAATCTTTTAATTTCTTTTAGATAATCTAACTCAGCTTGAAGTTTAGTTTGATTAATTAAAGTTTGTTGAAAATTTCTTACAGGGTCTTTTATTTCTCCTAGCAAATCAAGTATGGGCTGGTCAAGATTTTTTCTTCCTTTTAAAACTTTTTGCATATTAGGGCTTGCACCACTATTAAAAATGTTTATAAACGTGTCAAGAATATCTTCTTTACCTGCACGCTTCATCATCTCGTCAATAGCACCGTCTATTTCATCTTCTGTAAGGCGTGGATTTCTATCTTTAAAATAATTCCTAGCATTTTGTACTACACGAATTACCTCTACATTATGGTCGGTAAAAGGTATACGCCCCTTATAATCTCTAAGGTTTTTATCTTCTAAAACTTTTTGAATTTGTTTTGACCATTTAGGATTTGTGTGAAATTCAAATGAACGTGTTAAGTAAGGAACATTATCTTTTCCAATGCCTAAAGTTAAAAATTCATCCTCTCTCATGCCAAGGTCTTTTTTAATTTGAAGCTCCTTGGCATTAATAGTTCTTCTTGCTTCAGTAGCTGTATCATATAACTTTGGAAACTCTCTACGAAGAATCTCGGTTTCTGCGCCTGAAACATCTCCCTTTAAATATTTATCAATCAACCTAACAAGTTCTTGTTTATAGTTAATTTTTTCACTTGGAACTTTTCCCTGAAGAGTTTCATCTATTGAATATTTAAATTTCTCATTACGACCAACTATTTTAGAAGCAGAATCTAATTGTCGTTTAAGTTTACCAACTTCATATTTAATTAATTTTTCTGAACTAGTTAACGCACCCCGTCTTTCTACATCTGCCTTAAATATAGGGTCGGGTAATCCTGTTTTAGATGTAAACAGTCTACCCATACCTGTATTTAACGCACCAATAGTTTCTTTAATAATACCTTGCTGCCTGTATTCTTTAGGAGCAATCTTTTCTACTTTAACATCAGTAGCCACCGCCTTGTTTGATGCCTCAACAGGAGTTAATACTTTATTCTTTTTTAGTGCAGTTCTTTTACCAACAGTATTTTCAGCAGCCGCTTTTAACCCTCTTACCATATAAGGAGATAAAATACGTGCCTTATCTATCCCATCTTTGCCAAGGTCTTTTAGTCTTCTAGCACCACGAGGAACACGAGTCACTATGCCCAATGCTGTTGCTAATGCTAATCCAGCACTAGCCTCAAAAGCAAGAGAATCACCTAGTTGTTTTAATCTTCTTTCTGCAACAGTGTCATCAGGGTCTAAAGCAAAAGCAGCTAATGACTCTTGTAAGTCAGGATTCAAGTTGTTTGTAATAATTTCGTGAAAGAATTGTTCGTCTTCATCTCTATAAAACATATCGGCTGAAACAGCAGCACCATATGCTTTAGCAAGTTTTTTTGCTTTTGTTGTAGCCTCTCCGACTTTTAAAAGTTTTGTTGCACCTACAAGTGGTACAAGAAACTCACCTACTTCTGCAGCAATTTCTTCTCCAGTATTTAGTTCTGGGTCAAAAAATTCTTTAGTTTGTCTTAATGCTTTTTGACCTAACTCTGTTTGCTTTACTTCTTCTTCTACACTATCTGCAGCTTTTTTAAATACATTCTCAAACCGTTGGCGTGTTTCTTTTGGGTCAACCATGTAGCCAAGATTAAACATATCAGCCGCTTTTTGTGCGCCAACCTCAACAATATCTCCAGCTACTTGACTAATATTTTCTCCTGTTTGACCCAGCACCGAACCTAGTATATCTACACCACTAAAATTTTCTTTAATACCTTTTAGTGCAAGAGCAGGCGCAACTATAGTACCTAATACTGGACTTTCTTCTTTTAATTGTTGGGCAGCACCAAAAACCTCTGAAACGCTAGGCGATTCAGGGGGCGTAATATCTCCTCCAAGTTCATCTATGCGGGTAAGAAAAGCGTTTGAAAATTCTTCTCTATCAATTCCTTGTTCATCTAAGTATTGATAAGTTTGTTCAACATCCAAATCTTTTTCAGCTATTGTTTTTAATAGCCGTTGCATCTCACCGCTTCTAGGTGTTATCGCCATGTTTTGCCTCTATTAGTCTGCATCACTAGCAAAAGGATTTATTGCTCTAAAATAACTTCCAATTCCACCGCTACTTGATTGTGGTATTCTTGGGACAGTCACGCCAGAACCGCCGCCAGCACCACCGCTAGCACCACCGCTAGCACCACTACCGATAGGATGAGCTTTAGGGATAAAATCTGTAATAACTTGCTGTGCTTTAGAAATACTTCCTGTTGCTTCCAAAACATCATAAGCCCTTTGCGTTAACTCTGATTCTTCTTTTTTCATCTTTGCAGTTATAAGACCAGGAAATTTAAATGTATTTGTGGCTGGGTCTATATTATATCCAAGATGAGTTTTTACGTTTCTAACTATAGTATTAAAAGCCGCAGCCGTAGCCTTATCTGGTAATGCATCTTCGGCTGCTTGTCTAGCTATTTCTGCTTCAGTTAATTGTTCTGTTGTAATTGTATCTAGTGCTGTACTTGCACCTGCGGCTGCTGCCTGCAGTGGTCCTTGTCCTAGCTGTGGCATTTGACCTATCATTGCTAATCCAATACGAAGTCTTTCAGTTCTATCAAAGCCTGTAAATGGGTCATACTTACCTAGTGATTTTGTCTCTGGGTCATAGTCAATATCTTTTATAGCTTGATAACCAGACCGAACACCGTCCATTATTCTACCTATAAATCCTTTTTCTGGCTCAGTTTTAACATTGCCGCCCTGATTAAACATGCCAAGCCTACGTCTTGCTCTTGCTCTTGCATCTTGTTGCATGGATACTTGTGTAGAGCGACCTTGCTGTGACCCAAGCATTTGACTTTTAGGTTCTAGAGCATCACTATTTTTTGCTAAACTTTTAAGTCCCTTTTTAAATTTATCTGTAGCTTCAGCTCTTCTTCTTTCTTTACCATACTCTGTTCCAAATTCTTCATCAGAAAAATCTTCTATTTCTTTTATTTCGTCTTCTTCTTCTTTACTAAAAATACTACCACCTTCAGCCAAAGAATTAATTGCACCACCTTGATTCATAAAACCAGATACTGCAGTTATACCACCCAGTATAGATTGAGCAGTAGACTGTGGTTGATAAATTTGGGTTGGCAATGTAGGTGTTCCAAAAGCAGTCTGCAAATATTGTTGCGTATATTTAAATGGGTCTGCCTCTGCAAACTTAGCCATTTCTGCACCAATACGTTGTTGCTCTAATCCTCTTCTTTCTGCACCCACACCAGCTTGAAAACCAACTCTCTCTGCTTGTTCAGTAAAACCTTCTTGACCAACTTGAAGTCCTTGTTGTGCAAGGGCTGCTAATTGACTAGGTAGCCGTGCTGCTCTATCTCGTTCAGTCCCTGCTTGAGATAATGCCCGTTCTTGTAATCCACCTTCAATATTTGCCATACCAAGAGCAAGCTCACCTGCTGCACCACCACGTAAAATATCTGCACGTGAGCCTTCAAGTGCGCCAACACCCGCACCTCCTGCACCAAGACCAATATCACGAATTGCCCCTTCATATGCCTGTGTTTGTGCAAGACGTTGTGCTTCTGCCATAGGCTCAAGAAGCTCACGTTGAGCAGCTATCTCTGCTGCTGTAATAGGTCTAGCTGCTTGTCTTGATAAAGCAATAGCTTCTTCAATGCTTCTTGCAGCAGTATCATAATAATCAGGTTGACCTGTAGCCAATGCAATAAGTGATGATTGAGCAGCTAATTGTGCAGGGTCAAAACCAGCTACACGCTCACCTTCAAATACTCGTGGACCTGCTTGAAATTGTGATTTTAAAGTATCCAAACCTGGTGTTAGATAAGGTTTTAAAAATTCGTCAATACCGCCGCCTGCAACCTTTGGAGCTTTAGGTTTACTTGCTGCACCAAGAAGCGCACCACCACCAACTACAGCCGCTGTTACTGGATCAATACCCATGATTAATGTACTCCTAGTGCGTTGTGTTTATAAAGAATGCAAACGTCCATACTTTGTGGGCTTTGCACTAAAGACTGAGGTTTAAAATCAAACATCTTCAGAAACTTTTGATGTTCGTAATCGTCTACTTTGCAATTAGCGTACAAAGGCGTTTTCATCTTCTTAGCTAGTTTCTTGAACTTAAATTTCAAATCTTCCTTGATTAATTTTGTCCACTTCGAGGTGACATCACAATGAATAAACATCATGTGTGTGCCTTCCTCGCTAATGTGAGGCTGTAATTTTATAATGTAGTCATCTTCCACAACCACAGGCACTCGCTCAAAAATTATATTCTTATCAGGTTCAATCATAATTATGTTCCCATAAATTTTTCTAATGTTTCTGCAGCACTTATTTCATTAGGCTGTTTTTTTGTTCCGTATGCTTGTTTTCTTATTTCTTCTCTAAGCTTGTCAAGCCGTGTGACTCCTTCTTCCACATCTCCATCACCAAGCTCTTTAACTTGATTTGCATCTACAATATATTCGTCTTGACTAATACGTGCTTCTGTAATGTCACCACCGTTATCTACTTCATATGACACATTGTCTGACATACCGTCACCAATCTCTTCTTGAATCATGCCTGCCTTACTACCATCAGTATTTTGTACTTGCGGAAGTGACTGGTCAAGAAGCTTACCACCTGCATCAGATGACCCATTGCCAAGTGCAGCCACAGTGTAGGCATCAATAACATAATCATCACCGTCTACCTTGCCACCATCAACAAGTTTGCCGCCTTCATCTCTATACACAGGAGAAGACATTTGTGGTGGCATAGGAGCAGGCCGCATCATTGTCTGTTTAGGCATAGCCTGTGCAGCCACAATAGGAATCATATCTTTAAGACGAAAAGCACGCTGAAAGCCAACAGCATCTTCTGTCATGCCCATTCCCTTTAACTGTAATATGTTTGCAAGACCCTCATACATTGTAATATTATACCTTATTTATATCAAATATACCAGCTACCTAATGGAAATCTACCCATGCAGAGCCAGTGTAACCTTTAAATTTTGTAGCACTAATAGCAAATGCTACGTCCCCTTGCTGTGGCCTACCAATATCAGTAATAGTAACTACAGCATATATCTTTGTTGACGGTGCGCTATTCTTACGCAGGTCTTCTGTATCTAGCTCACGTGTAAGTTCGTTAGCCCAGCGACTTATATCAGTGTGTAATTCATCCGTACTATTAGGTTTAGTAATAGGAAACTTAGGATAACTAGCCATTACCGTTCACCATCAGGTTGCATTGCTAATCTTACAGAACCCCATCGCCACTGGCCTGCAGCGTCTGCAGATACACGAACAACAGACTGCCTACCTCTTGCACGCATATTTACTTTTTGAGTATTAGCGTCAATAGTAAATGGTCCTTTCTCTTGAAAGTTATCTGACGGATACCTACGTGTCTTAACAGAAAACTTAATTTGTTCTCCCGTGCTAAATGTGTAATCAGGAATTAACTTATCTGCAAACATTAACTGCTTACCCTTGTCAAGGTCAAACTCTGAGGATTCAATAAATGATGTCAAGGTTTGTCCATCGCCTGTGTAAATATCAGAAGGCTCATTGTTCCACACAAGCATATCACCTGTAGCAGATGTGCGTCCTGTTAAAAGAGTATTATCATAAACATTACGGTCTGCATATGTAGTAGTAATACCGTTTTCAAACAAATTACCATACACCCATGTTTGCTCTTCATAGTTATAAATTACATAAGCATTTGGTTCTAAGCTACTATTTTCTGGATAGAGCCAGATAATTTCTTTAAACTCACTATTGATACCTGCATATACTTTGTCTTTCTGTGTCATATTAAAACTATCAAAAAGATGTCGGCGTATTGTACAGGGCATAGTAGTAACACGACCATCATACATATAGAAGTTATTATCTCCCATCCAGTAAGATACACCATCAATATCAACAGCCGCATGTGGACCAATCATACCACAGTTAGAACCCACTTGAGTAAATCTAAATATAAAAGGACTTCCTACAAAGTCTTGAATGTACATAGCCTTGTCAGTCCAAATGTTAATTGTATTACGTGAACGCAATGCACCAATAATACGAGAACCTTCTGTCAAGTTAACAGAGCCTGCAGTATTAGTGGCTGTTGGTTCCCATACTCTAAAATTATTTTGGTCAGACCAAGCAACCCTTAGTGGTACAACAGTTGGGTCGTTAGCACTAACAGATGCCCCGTAGCAAACAACATGTCCATCATTAGGTGACACAATAAAACTATTTGCATATGGTGCAGTACCTACAATACTTGCACGAGCAATTGTGTAATTATTTTGAGAAACATCTAGAAATGCAATTTTACTTTTGCGGCGTAAAGCTAATAGGTCTTCACCAAATGTATCAAGCGACCACTGTGCGCCTTGGAAAACAATATCTGAAGAAGAGGCGGGTGAGTTCCAAGCTTGTTGACCACTCCACACACCTGCGCCATATCCCAATCCTTGAATATCATTAGCAGGTTCATTTGGTATTAAAAGATTTATTTTACCATTAGTCCCACCTACGTTATTAGCATTAGCTGTGGCAGTAACATTGGCATTAATAAAAAAAGCATCCTGTGCGCTAACAGATGTAATTGCAAAAGTTCCATTAACACTTGTTCCTGAAAAATTATCTACGCCAGTAAATTCAATTCTGTCTCCTGCGCTAACATTTTGACTTGGTGAATATCCCAAATTTACTTTAACTCTAGTTGTTCCTGTAGATGTAATGAAATTATTAGAAACACTAGTTGTTGTTGCAATAGGAGTTGAGTCTGTTCGGTCTTCGTTTTGAACTACATATAATTGTATGTTAGTACCATAGGCTACATATTGACGAGTATTATTATCTGTCCATGTAAGAATGTCACGAGCAAAACCTTCAATATTATCTGCAGTAAATTTGTTATAACCACGTAAATTTTCTGGTTTGCCTTCACGAAAACGCACACGGTTTCCGTCAAACCATTTGCCTTCTTCGGCATATTTAGTTGACTCTCTGTGAAAACCAGGAAGAAAGTCTAAACTAAAAAATTGTGTTTCTGTAGATGCCATATTATTTACTAGACTTCATTAAATTTTGTTGGGGCAAAAGTTGCAGCAGCAAATGTTTCACCAAAATCATTTTGTATATTACTAAGACTTGTAGTTAAAGTGCTAGAAACATTGTAAGAGCCAGTGCTTGTATTAAACCCATATGCTGAACGCCTTGCATCTGAGCCACTACTAAGTTGTACGCTGGTTGTTGATGTAAAATTTGTCATGCCAACAAAAGCTCTGACTGTCCCTGTTCCTAACTGCAAGCCTTCTCCAAATCTACTTAGTGAAAGAGTTGCAGGATTAGATGTTGTATTTGTGCTTGCTGTATCCGATGCAGTAAAAGAATTAAATGGCTTGCTTAAAAATATAATAATATGACCAGACCCGTACACTTGCTGTGCGTTAGTATAAGTCATTGTTGCTGTTTGCGTTCCTGTTAAAGATGTGTTGCCTACATAAATTGCAGAGTCAAACGTGTACTCAGCCAACGAATTATTTCTAGATATAACCTCAGTAAGTGCTGAGCCACCAAATGTCGCCCCAGTGTGACGAGTATGTCTATATCCATTTGTACCAATTCCACCCATTATAACGACAGACTTTGTTCCAGAAGGAACTGACACACTCTGTGAAGATGTTGTGGAGCTTGTGCTACCTGTTGCCCATGTCGTGTTTCCTAATATGGAAAGAGGAACATAGTTTGTTGCACCATAAAAATCAGAAATGCTAATAGCACCGCTAGTTGGAACACCATTATTTTGTGAAACATTAGGAACAAGACTGCCGCCACGATAATATTCACTTAGAGCGTGTGGGGCAGAGCCTCCAAACTCAGCAGCTATATCTGAAATTTTAAGGATTCCTGACGATGGGAGAGCCATTACTTATTTACCTTTAATTCTTCAATTTCTTTCTTAAGATGTTTAACTGCCTCAATTAGATAACCAACTAAGTTAGAGTAAGCTACAGATTTTAAACCATTGTCATGCGTAATAACAAGTTCTGGTGCTATTTCTTCTAGCTCTTGAGCAACAACCCCTGAACCCTGTTTATTATTTCTATCAAAAGAAACTCCACGCATTGCAAAAGCTTTTGCTCCGTCTAGTGTTTCAATATTACTTTTTAAAGCCACATCAGAAAAAGCTGTAATATCCCCAGTAGCTACTACGCTTCCAACGTTAAGTTGATTGCTTGACGGATTATAGAAAAAATTAGCCTGACTATCTTTAAATAAAGTTTGATTCCCAGAACTATCACTAGCACCAGCAAAAACCATTCGATGAGAAGCACTTGACCCAGTTGCAGTTATATTAATATTAGCCGCATTAGTAGCATTGGTAGCATTAGTAGCACTTAATGGCGTAATAGTTCCATCAGTAATATCACTTGTTTGTGCATAACTTGAAAGGTCAGGAACTACTTTTTTGATTAAACTACCATTTGTTGTAATTGTAGTAGATTCTCCAGATACAATAGTTTGACCTGTATTTGCATTAGCACCTGTATTTTTTATAAGAACACTACCACCATTTGTAACTGAGTTTATAACAGTGTATGTTTTTTGTTCTGTAGGTATAGTAACAGTGACAGTTGCAGCAACATTTCCTGTAAATTCTAAAGTAGCATGTCTACCAGGACTACTTGTACCATCGTTAACTGTAAGAGCAGTTTCGGTTGCTGAAGTCAAAGCTACAGTTGTGTATCCAGCAATAGCTTCATCGACCAAATCAATTACATTTGAATTTAATCGTTGTCCCCAAGTATTAGCATTTTCACCTGTACCCTGTTTTTCTAACCCAAGACTGTCTGTATATGAAGAAGCCATATCTTAATCCCTATTTTTAATTATCAGTTTTTGAATTGTTTCTGTTTCATAAATTCTAATGCAAACCCAAATCAAAGAAGCCAAAGCAGTTATGCTAGGCAGAACTTGAAGCCATGCTCCAGCAGTCACGCCAAGCGCACTAAAATCTAGCACAAGCTTATCTGGTTCTTCCATTATTTTTCTCCTTGAAAAGTTTGCAGATTATATATTATACCGTATTAGTCATTAATAAGCAACTAGTCAGCATCCTGTATCGTGAGTGTGCCAGCTTCTACTTGCCGTAGGATTTCTGCGTAGTGGCGGTTGTCTGGGTCGAGGGGGACATACATAGTTGTTCCGTCAACAACAACCTCTATTGAGGTATTACTGCCATCAGTAGCGATATATTTTGCTGATGAAAAATCTATAAAATTATCCATGTTTATAGCTCCGCATCTGC